AGTTGAGTATGTTGGGCGCTATAAGAAAAAAGAGTCTGGTAGCCATCTAGATATCGATGTCGAGTCGATTGATACAAAAGAGTTGATGGAGGCTGATGATCGGCTAAATAAGATCACCGATTACATCATTGATCATCACCGTCAAAAGACAAAGCATCCAGACTTTACTGCGATGTTCTGCGTTGATAGTGTGGACTCTTTGATTCGGTATTACGATTTATTCAAGCAGAAAGTCACAGAAACTGGCTCAGACCTGAAGATTGCCACTATATTTAGCTATCAGCAGAATGAAGCTAACCCAGATGTAGATGGTACTGGCGGGGTAATTCCTGAAGATGACGGCGTGACGCCTGAAAAGATTGTCTATAGTCGTGACAAGCTAGATCAATACATCAATGACTATAACGAGATGTTTGGCACGAAGTTCTCAACTAAAGACAGCCAGGACTATTACAACTACTACAAAGATATTGCTAAGCGCGTACGCCAGGGGCAGGTAGACATCCTATTAGTTGTCAACATGTTTCTCACTGGTTTTGATAGCCCAAGACTCAATACGCTTTATGTTGATAAGAACCTCAAGTACCACGGCTTAATTCAGGCATTCTCCAGAACTAACCGCATCCTGAATGATAAAAAATCACAGGGCAACATCATTTGCTTCAGAAATTTGAAGGAAAAAACAGATGAGGCGATTGCCTTGTTCTCCAATAAAGATGCCAAAGAAACGGTTCTACTAGAGCCTTATGAGAATTACGTTGAGAAATATAACCTAGCGGTTGAGGCACTCCTTGCCTTAACTCCAGCCGTTTCATCGGTGGATGATTTGCAAGATGAGAATGAGCAGCTGCTATTTGTAACGCGCTTTAGAGAGCTTCTGAAGCTAAAGAACGTGCTCACTACGTTTACCGACTATAAGGAAGGGGATCTTGCGCTTACTGAGCAAGGTTTTGAAGATTACAAGTCTAAGTACCTCGATATTTACGAGCGCGTTAAGCATGAGAATGCCAAAGAGAAAGATTCCATTCTGAATGATGTGGACTTTGAGATAGTCCTGATTCATCGGGATCAAATTAATGTTGCCTACATCATCCTGCTGTTAACCGAATGGTTAAAGAATGGTGGCAAAGGTAAAAAGGGCGATGGGATCAAAAAACAGATTGATGACTACCTATCCGGCGAGATTCAGTTGCGCTCTAAGAGGGCTCTGATTGAGCAATTCATTGAAGAAAGTCTTAGCGGCCTATCTCCGGATGGGGTTGCCGAAGAATTTGAGGTCTTTTGGGCTAAGAAGAAGAAGGCTGCTTTTGATGCGCTATGCCAGTCCGAGAGGATTGACGGAAAAAAACTTCAAGCCCTGCTAGAGAGTTATGAATTCACAAATCAAGCCCCAAGGTCTGAGGAATTAATTGAGGTTCTTGAGCAAAAACCCAAAATATTGGAGCGTAAATCAACATTAGTAAGAGTTGGGGATGCGATTGCCAGATTTATTGATGCCTTTATAGAAGGTATGGGCTAATGGCTTCTGATGCTGAATCTTGTATTGGCGCAACTTTCGTCCTATTTAAATGAAATTACTGGATCGGATATGAAAACACTCTACATAGACATGGATAACGTTCCAGTTGATTTCCCATCAGGAATCGCAAGAGTCCCTGAGCATATCCAGGAGCAATACGAAGACCGATTGGACGAAGTGCCTGGCATCTTCTATTTGATGGATCCCATTCCGGGCGCGATTGCCGCCTATGAGGAGTTGGCCACCATATTCGATACCTACATTCTTTCGACTGCCCCATGGGGCAACCCAAGTGCTTGGTCCGATAAATTGCTGTGGGTAAAAGACTATCTAGGTAAGCCGGCATATAAGCGCTTAATCCTAAGTCACCATAAGAATCTAAACGACGGGGATTTCCTAGTCGATGATCGCCTTAAGAATGGGGTGGATCGATTCAAGGGTGAGCATATTCACTTTGCAACTCCTGAATTTCCAGACTGGGAGACCGTTGTCCGATATTTAAAGACTAAGGTCTAGAGTATTCTTGTAGCATTATTGCTAGCCTAATCTAGCCTTGTTCTCCAGATAGCTGTATGGATCAAAGGCATTTAGATTATCGACACCCCGAATGCAGGGCATCGACCCATACTTCAAATACTCCAGCATTAAGGTATTGCAACTAAGTAAAGAGTATCGAGAATGACTCAAACAATCATCCATTACCTTTTTGCAAGCATTAACGGCATCAGCTAATTTCTCATAGTCGCCAATTTTGAACCAAGCACTTTCGCTTGGCGGCCTTTGATCAGTGAAGACCTCAACGCTAAATGGTTTGGATAAGTTCATTGTATGCATAGTCATCTCCTGAGTTCTCCGTAGGACTCGTAGCATAAGCTCAAGAGATGACCATCTTTCAATTGGTGGATTGTCTTGTCCTTTCACGCAAGTAAGCCTGCACCTGCTCAATCGTCCAGAACGACGACCTACCAATTTTGATCGGCTTAGGAAATTCACCTTTCTGCACCATAAGCCAAAACTTGGATTTAGAAACTGGCATCATCTTCAATATTTGAGGAATTCTCATTAAGGTAATTGGTGAGATTTGAGTATTTGACTGACTCATCATGATTTCCTTAGCGGGTGCGTTTTACGTTTTTGCGATAAACCTGCAATGCCATCTTTGCAGAACTCATTTTTGTGTATCCGTACGAGCGGTACAGGGTATATAAGCGAATTGCCACCATTAAATTTAATCTCCATTTATGTTTTGTTATGAATCAATCTGTGTGCTGCTGAAGTGCAATGTAGTCAATGGAATTGTGATGGTCAATCAAATGTCAATACCCACTTTGATGACACATATTTATTTTTGACTACAAAAAAATATTTATTCATAGAAGTGCCACAAGCCATATAAATAAATGGCTACAGCCTTGTCAGAAGATTCTGATACTTCAAAGAGGATGGTGGACAAACTTAGATCAATCAATACAACAAACAAAGAAAATCATTCGCACGAATTTCTCAAATGGGGATTACATCGAATTGATGAATAAATAAATTAAAGAAAAATTCAGAAAAAACGCGTTTGACGATACGCTTTTCGATTGTTAGATTCATCTCTTGAAAAAGATATTTCATGAAATAAAAAAGAACTACACGGAGACCGTAATAGATGAATTACTATGAGCATCACATCGGAGATTACGCTGAGGCGACCGCACATCTCACCTTTATAGAGGATGCAACTTATAGCCGCCTCATCAGAAAGTACTACGCCACAGAAAAGCCATTACCTATTGAAATCAAGCTTGTGCAAAGATTAATCAATGCGAGAAGCAAAGAGGAAAAAAATGCAGTGGTCTCCGTCCTCAATGAATTTTTTACCCTCGCTGATGATGGCTGGCGACAAGACCGCTGCGATCATGAAATAGCTCGCTTCAAAGACAAGCAACTCAAAGCCAGGCGGAGCGCAGAAGGTAGGTGGCAATCATTTCTAAACGACGAACCTCAGCCAGAAATTGCACCAAACAATGTATGCGTTCGCAATGCGACCGCAATGCGAACGCAATGCTCACCAGACACCAAACACCAGTCACCAGTAACCAATCTCCATACACCAAGCAAACAAAACAATGGGGGTGAAAAAGAAAAAACTCCACAAGAATCGATAGCATTATCGGAAGAGGAAAAAGTTTTTCAGGGGCGCATTGAAAAATATAAAAGCTTTGCAGCCATGATCAGTAAGGAAGGTAGGGCAATTGCTGTAGATGACTATCGCATACGGGATATCGTCAATCTCGGGGTAACTGAGGCTGAAGTGGCGGAAGCCATCGCTGCAGCCAAGGAAACGCGCATGAAGGTCTCCAACCCAAACCCAATCAATGCTGGCTATGTCTTGGCTATTCTCAAAGGGGCGCGCAAGAAGGCTGAATCCACCAGTAGCGATGAGAATGCCTGGTGGAAAAGCAATGAGGGTATAGACACCAAAGGCAGAGAGCTGGGCATGAGGGCCCAAGGGTCTGAGAGTTATGACTCATTCAAAACCCGAATCTTTGCCGAACTACGCAAGCGAAAAGAGCGCGCAGAAGCTAAGGAGGTATTCAATGCAAACTAGGCAAATCATTCAACCCATCGCTGGAGTGATTGAGCGCCTGGATATGGAAGACTTTCCCATTGGATCCAAAGTAAAGACCCCAAGCGGACGCGTAGGTACAGTCGTGAAGCATCGAGGAGCCCAAAGCCGCCATGACCTCTTTCAAAGAATCATCATTGAGTTTGATGAGCCCATTGGTGATTCAGTGGCACTGCAGCCCCACCTTTTAACGCTGATTCAGGCCCCGTGATTGAACGCATGATTGAAAATAATCAAAAGAAATCAAAGAGGCCAGCTGCCACTAAAACAAAAGGAGGGGCAAGGCCAGGAGCGGGTCGTAAAGAGGGTAGTCTTACCAAGCGCACCAGGGAGATTGCTGAGGTAGCTGCTACAAAAGGCATAACACCGCTGGAGGTGATGATCAACACCATGATGGAGTTGTATCAAGAGGCGGCTAATTGTGGTCGTGATCAACATGATCATGGTGATAGCCTAAAAGAGCATGATGATGGTCATGACGCTGCGACCATGGAGAACCGCATCAAGCTACTGAACATGGCCGCCACCATTGCAAGGCATGCTGCACCATATGTTCATCCACGACTATCTGCCATAGAACATACCGGCAAGGACGGAGCGCCATTACAAAGTGGAGTCCTAGTCGTGCCAGGCGCTATGAGTATTGAAGATTGGGAGCAAGCAGCCCAAGCAAAGCACTAGTGAATTAAACATAACCAATGAAAACCATCTGGGCACCATTGCCTGGTAGCCAGACTCTATTTCTGACATGCCCTGTATATGAGGTGCTGCTAGAAGGTACTAGGGGAGGGGGAAAGACCGATACCTTACTCATGAGTTATGCCCAGCATGTGGGTAGAGGCTTTGGGGATCATTGGCGCGGTACGCTCTTTCGCCTGACCTACCCGCAACTGGCTGACGTAGTGGCCAAGAGCAAGCGCTGGTTCTATCAAATCTTTCCAGGTGCTAAGTTCAATGAATCAGATTACGTATGGAAATGGCCTACGGGTGAGATGCTGTATTTCCGCTATGGAGCCAGTGAAGACGACTATTGGAATTACCACGGCCATGAATACCCTTGGCTAGGATTTGAAGAGTTAACCAACTGGCGCAATCTTTCATTCTACGAAGCAATGCATTCCACTTGCAGGTCATCGCACCCTGGAATGCCCAGAATGGTGAGAGCTACATGCAATCCCTTTGGAGTGGGGCATGCATCCGTAAAGGAAAGATTTCAGATTGGAGCAATACCAGCAGGACAAATCATTAGACAGGAGGGCGCACTTCCCAGGGTCAGAATTCATTCAACGATTTATGAGAATGTCCACCTCCTTAAAAACGACCCAAACTACCTTATGAACCTAGAGTCACTAAGCGATCCAAACAGGCGCAGGGCGTGGTTAGAGGGAGATTGGGATATCCATGTGGGAAGTTTCTTGGAGGGCGTATGGCAGCCCTCTAAACACGTTGTAGAGCCCTTTGCTATACCGCCAACTTGGAAGGTCTGGCGCTCAATGGATTGGGGATACGCCAGACCCTATGCGGTTTATTGGTTTGCCTTATCCAACGACGGAGTCTATTACCTATGGAGAGAACTCTATGGGTATGGAGATAAAGAAAACACAGGGACAAGGGAGGATGCAACAGTCGTAGCAGACAAGATCAAGAAGATCGAAATTCATGATCAAAGACTGGGCTATGAATACCGTATGAACCTAGCTGACCCATCTATCTTTTCAAAGATTGGGGCGGAGCGATCAATCGGACAAATCTTTAGAGATAAAGGGGTGAAGTGGACCGAGGCCTATAACGCCCCTAGAAGCAGAGTAAACGGTGCCCAAGAGATCATTCGCCTACTAGCCGAGGACAGGCTCAAAATCTTCTCAACCTGTAAGCACTGGCTTAGAACCATTCCTCAGCTACCACCAGACTCATTAAACCCAGAAGATGTGGATACGGATGCAGAGGATCACGCCTGGGATGCTACGAGGTATGGGGTTATGCGGACGAGGAGGATCTTCGAAGTATAGATTCTCAAAATTGTTAGCTAATTGGACATTATTTTTTTGAGATTTTCAAGTACTATGAGAGGGATAAATTAAACCCTCGGTAAAAAGGCTTTTATTTTGAAAAAAGAAAAAGAATACGAAGATAGTCGTTTTAGTGGCGAGACTTTCAAAGAGGCTATTGCATCAACCAAGGAGATGGCTGCACGCCTCAAAGTTGATCTAAGTAACGCGCAATACAAGGTAGATCATGATGATTCAAGTTGGACATATGATTCTTTTGAGGAATTTTTGGCTGACTATAGGAAATACAATGGCTATGCATACTGCAGTATTTATGGATCAGGAATTGATCTAAGTATTGCCTGTACCAGACGAAATACAAGGGTTAGTGTGAAGGCCCTTCAGCGGTCTGATATTGAATCTATTTTTGATATTTTTGAAAAAAATGCCCAGGATGCAAAGTTGTTGCCGTTACCTAAAGCCCCCACACCCAAGCCAGTTGTATTCATTGGGCACGGACGAAGCCCATCTTGGCGGGATTTAAAAGATCACTTGCAGGACAAGCATGAAATACAGGTTGAGGCTTATGAGACAGGCGCTCGAGCTGGTCATTCGATCAGGGATATTTTAGAGGAAATGTCTAGCAAAAGTTCCTTTGCTTTATTGGTTTTAACTGGAGAAGATGAGCAAGCTGATGG